ATATCATAAATAAGTTTTTGAGCATGAGCCTGCTTTGATGTTAGCTTACTTATTTTCATTTTATGATGTTCTCCATATAATTAATAAAGCTTTATTCAAGCAGAGTCTCATATAAGGACTTCTCCTTTTAATAATAACTTTACATTATTAAGTTTAATATTGCAACCATAAGTTACAACATTTTGGACTCGTAGTCCTATTGTTTTTTTTATACGTCTAGTTGAATCCACGCTTCACCAAAAACACCAGCGTCAACTGCGTTTTTAACTACTTTCGCTTCATCTGTGTTAGGCCACTTAGCGGCCCAAGTTGTTCCTGCTTTAACAACAGCTTTATTTAAAGCTGTGTAAGCAAAATCGAATAGGAATTGAGGTACACCCATTGTACCTGTTCCTGCTAAGGCAAAGTCCGCATCGTCATCCCATTTAGACTGTACTGTGTCTAAAAGGTCTTTACCGAAACGATAATCGACACCCATCAAACGTCCAACTGTATTAGCTGTATCGCCTGAATCTGGCATCCAATTGCCATAGAAATCAGATTTTAACAGTTCGCCTGCGTCACCTTCACCATTCTCACTATTATATGTGTAGAAAGAATACTCTTTCTCAACAGCTGCATAACCAAATGTCGAAACATCTGTAGCATCTACTGGAGCACCACTACTTAAGTTCTCAAGATCATATACAAAAGTTACTACTATCTCGTCTTCTGCATTATCTTTAACAAAAGTGATCGTACCATTACCAGCATTTACTGTATAATCAGTAGTTAGTGCAAGAGCTGCTCCACCAGCTGTAATACCAGTTACAGACTGAAACTTAGCTCCTGTAAAAGCAGCAGCATAAGTTGCAAATGTTAAATTAACATTTGAGCCTGTAGCACCTGAAATATCTATAGTAGCACTATATGTACCAGTGATGTTTTCAGCGTTGCCATCAGTTCCTGTTGCATCTGCTGGAACAAAAGAACCTGCTTCACCCATAAAATCGTCAAAATAATATGTGTCTACTGCAGGTATTTTTATTAACTGTTGTGTAAGAACTCCCCAGTTCTTATTTCTCATATCATAGTTAAGGTTGTCGCCGTTTATATCTTGATAAACGTCGTGTTCTGCTATACCAATTGGTAAGTTTTTAGCGATAGTTTTAGTTGATCCATCAACTGGACTAACTACATCTCTATTAACATTACCATTACATGGAACCATTAAACCCATAATACCTTTACCTACGCTGTAGTAGGAAGTGCCGTCACCCAGATCTGAGTTCTGAGTGATAGCACTAACAATTCTACCTTTAGGTATTACAACGCTGTCTTGAGTACTTACGTCCTCAAAACTTTTTGGTAAGTGAGCATATGGCATTAATGGAAATGCAGGTCTAATACCGTCAGATTGACTAATATTAGGTCTACCTGCGGACTCTCTGTACTTAGCAGGAGTCTTTTTCATTTTCTTGTTTACAGCTGTTGAAGCCGTAAAGTTTAGTTTTGCCATCTTTATGTTCTCCTTTTAAGGTTTATACGTTTAATAGAATCCAAGCTTCGCCAAATACTCCAGCATCCACAAGCTGTTTAATTACTTTACCTGGTGCATTAGAACCAAAATCAGCTGATGCGTCATTTGATACTACTGTGTAAGCAAAGTCATAAAGATGTTGTGGAATACCAGCTGTACCTGTACCAGCTAATTGATAATCACCTTGATCATCCCATTTAGATTGAACTGTATCTAATAGATCTTTGTTAAATCTATAATCAACACCTAACAATCTTCCAACTACTCCTGCACCTGCTGATCCATTTGTATGATTACCATATGCATCTGCAACTACTAAGGAACCAGCTTCACCTTCTCCAGTTACTGCGCCATCAAAGTGAAAGAAAGAATATTTCTTTTCAGCTGCTTTGTATGCAGCACCATAAGCGCCATTAGATTGCTTAATGAAAGAATCATCATGTAAGTCAACCATTTTGCCACTAAGGTCTGTATATGCATCAATATCAACTGAAGGAAGTTTAATTAACTGATGTGCTAAAACACCCCAGTTTTTATTCCTCATGTCGTAGTTAAGGTTTGTTCCATTTATGTCTTGGTAGACATCGTGCTCTGCTACACCAATTGGTAATGAATTAGCTGCCATTGTAATTGTACAAGTAGCTGTATCCCAAGCTCCACCTAAAGCCTCACATTCTGTTTGGTTTTGTGGATAAGATTCATCGTCTGTTTTTAATAACTCGATGTCTCTTCCTGCTGCTGATCCGTTACATGGAACCATTAAACCCATGATTCCTTTACCAACTGAATAGTATTCTGCACCATCACCTAAAATTGAATTTTGAGTGATAGCAGAAACGATTCTACCTTTTGGTATTACTACACTGTCTTGAGTAGAAATGTCTTCAAAACCTTTAGCTAATCCAGCGAAAGGCATTAAAGGCCATGCTGGACGAATACCGTCAGATTGAGAAACATTAGGTCTACCTAGCGACTGTCTATATTTTGAAGGGACTTTCTTCATTTTTCTTGTTAATGAAGTGCCCGCTGTGAAATTTAGTTTTGCCATTTTTTAAATATCTCCTATTTATTCTCTTTTTTAGAGTTAAAATAACTTTTTAGTATTGTGTATGCTTCGCTCTTATTCTCGGCGTCCTCTTGCTTGTCCAAACCTTCTGGACTATCCTCTGAGATAGACTCATTCTCGAGACTCTCCGTTGGAGCATTCACGAAAGAATCAACCATATCTTTAGCTAAATTGCTATAGATAGATTTTAAATCTTCATGATCTTTACCTGCCAACTCTTCTCTATATTTATCCTGAGACTCACTAACTTTTTCTAGGTCTATTTCAGGTTTACGTAGAGCTGTAGCCGACTGAATTATAGAGTCGATTAATACTTTTTTTACGTCCTCATTGGGTGTATCTTCTTTTTCATTATCTTCACTTGATACTTCAGCTTCCTCGGAAGCAGGTTCTTCTGTTTTCTCTAATGAAGATAGAGCACTTGCTTCAGCATAGCCTTTAGCGTGAGCTTCTTTGCTAACTGATTCAATATACTCTTTCATGCCTTTAACTTTTAAAGCAGAAACTAAATCTGCAGGAGCTGAATCTTCTGTTTCAACAGTTTCTTCAACTTCTTCTTTTTTAGGTTCTTCTTTAGCAGACATAAAATCTGCAATAACTTTTAATAATGCTTCTTTAATTTCGTCAGAAACTTCAGAATTATTTTCAATTAAAAGCTTAATTCTATCAATTTGATCATCACTAGATTCAGCTAGTTTAGCTTCTAGTGCTTCAATAGTATTTTTCTTTAATTCCATTTTAATGTTTTCCTTATCTGTAAGTTATGTCAATTTACTTATGTTTAATGCTTCTTGAAGAGCATTCTGTATCTGATGTTCAGAATCTTTATTAGACTTAGATCCATTATATTTAACCCATATAGTCATTTTTTGATTACCATCGCTAACTTCTATATAAGTTTCTCCTTTTTCATGCAATTCTTCCATTGCACTTTCAGAGATATTTAAATCATGATCGTAGTCTTGATCCTGTATTGGTTCATTAACCTTAGACGAATTTGACTTTTTCTCTACAGATTTAGTATTCGCATCAGTTTCTGATTCTTTTAAATTTAGAATATCCTCTAATAATACTTCAGCATCATATGAAGACTTTTTCTTTTTGGCAGAAGTTTTACTTTTACTATCACTAGCAACGCATTTCTTTTTACCATCTACAGTTGCAACCTTATAACCGTCATTACAATTAGGTGGATAGCCTGCTTTAGCAGCATCTTCTAAATCACCATCTGTATCGCCAGATATGTCACCCTTAAAAGGTTTGTTAGCAGTCAGTATAAGGCCTTTATTAGCTATATACTTTTCAGCATCCTGACCAACTGAATCCCATAAAGCCAGATTAGCAACAACTGATTTTTTATCTTCTAAATTTAAAAAAGACTCATCTGCATATTCTACATCTGAATCTTTAAAAATTAAAAAATTTGAATTTTTATTTTCTTCTTTATCTGTTCCAACCGCCGGATTTTCTCCATCAATCATTGAAACAGCAGTAATTTGTGCAGCAGTGGTCCCATCATTATCTGCTGGATTGTTTACTATAGATACTTCTTTGTAGTCCATAGCTCCAACTTTCCAGTAGCAGACTTCTTCTACACCGCTATCTTCATCGGTATAAACTTGACCTCTACTGTGTCCGCACCATTCATCTTTGTTTAAGTTAGTTCCACAAATAGAACATTGAACAAAGTTATGCTTTAAATCCGCGTCCTTCATAGGAGCGCCGTGAGTAGATACAGTTAAGTACCTACCATCTAAAATTTTATCAATAGCCTCACTATCTGTTACTTTAACATCTAGTTGAGTGTACCCTTTCCCATCCATTGTATCGATATATCTTGCTGCTTGAACTCTACCTAAAGGTTCAGAGTCAAGATCATGATTCTTAAGCAATGGTTTTGGGAAAGGTTTTGTCCACGTATCTTGATGTACAGCATACTTCATAGATTGTGGATCATAATAAAAGAAATTTTTGTTTTTGTAACCAGCATGTGTTGCGTCTATTGTGATTACTAACGATTCTGGTTTTTCTTTTCCTGAACTTGAAATAATAGTGTGATTATCACTTGCATTATTTACTTGCTCATCTGAAAAAGAATTTAACATTTTACTCATAAGTTTCCTCCGATAATAACTCTGGAAATTGATCTTTACTATAAGTTATTTTTTTGCATCTAGGGCATTTAATTTCAACGTCACTTCCTGGTATAATCTTAGATAATAATTTATTACAAACTGTAGGAGCTCCCCATTTCTCAGACTTTTTATCGTCTATATGAGTGCACCTTAATTCTACTAGTTTTGTAGGAACACAGTTTGCTCTAATAGCAACTGTCCCACATCCTCTTTTTTGGCACTTTATTTCTACAGCAGATGGATTTTCTTTATCCATGTATTTGCATAATAAAGATGCACAAGAAGGGCATCTAAACTCAGTATATTCTAAAGACTTTGCTATTTTTTGCACGTCTTTTTCTTTTTTATCCATTGATACTCCCAGTTAGCCTATCCTCTAAAGCAGAGAATACAAACTTTACCGTGTCCTTTAAGCTATAGGTATTCAAATAGTTAGATATCATTACCTGCAGTATAGTTATGTCATACGGGTCTAAGTTAGAATCTGTAAGTACTTTATTTAGCTGCTTTCTCGTCCTGACAGCTAAGCAATCATTCCATAGTTTTTTATAATTGTCTTTTGATATTTTTGGCTTGGCAAGTTGAGTGCCATGCTGATTTGAAGGCCTGCTTGTATTATTAGATGCATTTTGTTGCGGAGTATCTGCTGCACTACCTGCTTCAGCTAGTGGAATAGATACTCTGTTTAAATACATATCTTCTTCTTGTATGCCTTCTAATAAATCTTTTCCTAATTCTTTTCTAAGCTCGGAGTGTGTAATACCATTTGATAAATATAGATTTAAATGGTGAGCTTCTCTAGTGATTTTTTCTTGTAAAGCTACTTCCGGAATAGATAGCTCTACCATATTATCAGGGCCTAGGGTAAATTCGGTAAAACCACCTTCATATAAAAGTTCTTTAATAATATGAAATTCTATAGATTTTTTAATAATTCTTTGAAACTTTGCAGATGTACTTTGTATTTCTGAATTCATAACTTGAGCTGTTGCCCTATTAGCTGTATCCCCTTGACCCATAGATACATCAGACATACCTAGTCCTGCTAATACTCTTGCTCTAAAATATGTTAATGCAGCCGTTAAAATATTATTAGCGCTTGTTGCTTTAGCGACATCTTCTATCTCAACCCTTTCAGTTGTAATCATTACTCCGTCACCGGTTAAATTTCTAATAGTCGCAGCTAGATCGTCTACTTGTTCTTGAGTTCCTGGCTGTTCTTTACTTCCTACTTTAGCGTGTAGCTTTGGAACAGCTACTTTTATTGACTCTAGTAATAATAATTCTTCTAATTCTCGTAAAGCTTGCATATCTGCTATTACAGGAGTTGCCATTGGCATAGCAAAGAAATAGTTAGAAGGAGAAGCACCCTTATCTTTTATGTGAATCATATTATAAGAAGGCCACTCTATTGCTGTGTCTGCATTTAATTCTTTATTAAATCTAGTTACTACTGAACCGTCCTCTCTTATTTGTTTCCATTTTCTAACATTACCATAGTCATCTCTATCTACTTCTACAGTAGCAGGATCTACGCAAAAGTAACCAGCAACTGGTACTCTTTTATAGCCATCAAATGTTGTTCTTTCTTTTCCTCCAGAAGCTCTTCTATTTCTTTGTTTAGCAATTAAAGAATTACTATACAAAACTAAATTAAAAGCAATCTCATCAAATAACTCAGATGTAGGTTTATTCGTAACTGTCGCCATTTGCTCAAATCTTTTTCTAATATACTTTACTGTAGCTGGATTATTTCCAACAAATTCCCATTCATGCTTCCTAATCTGTTCTACATACTTTTCTACGGCTCTTCTAAAAATTGATTCATTAGAAAAAGCTAATGCTACTTTTCTAAAGTCCCATTCAGGTTTTATATATACTCCTCTACTGCCTCCAGTTAAGGCAGAAAGTACCTTAGCTTTAAGTTGAGCTAAAATATTTGCAACGCTCAGAGACTTAGCATCTTTAACTAGAGCACCGCCCTCTATAGGGTCCTCTAAAGAGTTATTACGTCTACTAATAATATCTTCAATTTTACTTTCTAGAGAATCATCTGATCCTTGAAACCATGTAAATGGATTTAATACTGATCTTTTTTGAGCCATTAAATTTTCACCCCTGCATTATTTAAAATTTCTTGTACTTGTTGTGCTTCTTCATCAGACATTCTAGAGAAACAATCTCCCTTTTTAGCAGCAGTTAATGCTTCCGCTGCTTCCTCTGGAGAAAGACCCATATATTGATTAAAGAATTTACTAACATCATCATCTGTTCTATAGACTAATAAACCTATTGGGTCCACTGTATTACCAGTTATGTCAATCTTTGTTGTACCTGCACCAAAACCCGTAGGTTGATTACTAGATATATTTATATCATTACCACTACTACTTCCATCCCCTGATAAAGTAGTATTACTTGGATCTAATAGATTATTGGGATCATACCCTGTTGTTAATTGATCATTAGCTGGATCGTAGCCTCCTAGTACATCATTTACTGCACCTTGATAGGTATCTTCTCCAAGCATAGAAAGATCCCTAGAATAAGCTCCACAAACAGTTAATGCATCAACATTTAATGCTAGAATCCAATCACACATATCCAATAACCCATAAAGCCATTTTAATGCTTTATCTTTTTGAGCTTCTGCTTCAAATTGATATGCAGGTAGTCCCATATTCTTAGCTCTTAGCATCATATTAGCTTTCATTCTGTCAGTATACCCTCTTAACTGATCAAATAATCCTGTCCCTTCTGCCGTTAGCATTTCTGCTAGAAGTACTATTAAAGATTCCCAAGGTAGACATTGTGCTGCCGCTGTTTTTAAATTCCCACCATAAGTCCAATATCCTCCATTCTCTTCACACCCGCTTTTAGTAGTATAAGAATCATCATCGCAATAACCATTGCTTTCTAATTCTTCTTTAACAAATTCATCTATTTCTTTTTGCCTTTCCTCAACCCACTCAAATATTTTTCTAGTAACTTCTATTTGCACTTCATCAATTAAGTAATGTAAAGTCATATGTACAGCATTTATTAATATTTTTAAAACATTTATTCCTAAGCTTGGAAATCCAAAGCTCATTCCTTGAGAAACATAAAGACCTATAATGATTTCAACCCATTTTCTAATTTCTGCTACATCTGACTGTAAATCAATTAAAAACTCTTCTATTGAATATTCTTTACTTTCCCATTCAGCTTTCTCTGCTTCTAGCCTAGCTATTTCAGCGGGATCGTCTTCATTTTTTAATTTTTGTTCAATCCACCATATATAAACTTTTTCTAAATGATTTGGATCTAATCCTAAATTTTCTCCTAAGTAATCACTTAAATGAGGAATACCAGAAACTAGTTCAAAAAATACACAACAGAAAAATTCTCTAGAAAACACTTCTTCTTGCATCATGGTTAAAGCATCTGTTGCAAATTTATTACTCATTTTCTGCATACCATTCCACATATCATTTTTCATATACTCAGCCATAGCTCCGGAGATATCTGCAGAAGCTGCATCTGGATCTATGTATCTCCCTAAGTATATATACTCATCATCATAATTAGTGTTAGTCATGTTGACTGGAAAAAACTGTGTAAAATCATCAGAAGGAATAGAGGAATTTTTCTCAGGCATCGTATAAAAGTGTAATCTTAAGATTTCGTCACCTACAGCATTTGTTGTGTATTGAGCTTTTTTAATGGCCATTGAAAAGGCAGCAGTAAGAGATTTATCTCCATTATGCATAGCTGCCACATCTCCTCCTGTATGACCTAGTGCATGTACAATACTTGCTTTAGTTACTCCTATGTATAAATTAGCGTCTTCCGAATATGAAATAGAATCTTGATCCCCTACAACTATTTTAACTATATCAGGAAGCCTAAATGCATCTTCAGATTGACTATATGGTATATCTAAATAATCTCTTCCTAGCTCTGCAGCTTCTCTAAAATCTCCATATCTTAAACGAACATAAGATGTTTTATGCGCAAGATTAATCCTAGGATTAGATTCTTTCGCTAAGGAAGTCATCTTAGTTCTAAGTTTTTCTTTTATTTTTTCTAAATGCCTATCAGGAGCTCCTAATAAATTATTAAATTTATCTGAACCTTCTTTTATTCTGTCAGTAATAGGCCTGTTATCTCTCCATTTTAAGCCAGCCGCATTACATGATTTTTTATCAGGATAAAGAGGATCTATTGTTCCATTATTATCTATACAATATTGAAGATCACCAGATTTGGCCATCTTCTTCAGTTCTTTTCTACGTACACGCGCAGTTGTACGTAGATTCTCCATAAAGTTATCTAGTTCATTTTGTAACTGATCGTTGTATGCGTCGCTCATTAAAATCTTCTTTTAGGCTTATTTACTAAGCTTCTAGACCTATGTTTAAATGTTTTATTATCATTTTGTTTTATTGTACTTCCTACTTTTTTTAAGTTTCCATCCTTATCGCGAGTATATTCTCCTGGCTCACCAGGAGTAGAATGATTACCATGTCTATATATAGTTATGCCATTCGACTTCTCAACTGAGGGTATATTTTGCTCTTTAAATTGAGATCTCCACCCAGGCTTGACATTAGTAGATAAAACCTTTTCAGACTGCTCAACAGCCAAGTCTGATTCCCATCTATGAAACTGAGAAGTATCTAGCATATATCCATGTACTGCTAGCATAAAAGCGTCTAGTCTGTGGTCTAAACTGTCTCGGACTGTTGATTCATATATTTCTCCAGTTTTTCCGTATCGTGCTACAACATAGCCTCTCATTTGTCCTATTAAGTTTAGCTCATCGTTTTCGATTGTTTTTCCTTTTTTATTTACAGCAGGAATTACTAATCTATTTTCCTCGTTTAATAATTGTGCATTTTTAACTATAACATTTTTAGTTAATGCCTTAGAAGTTGTTCCGGTTACTCTATCAATTATTTCAGAATTTCCTCCCATATCTATTGACATCATATTATCGAGTTGATGCTTCAACCCTCTAGCAGATGTACCTAAAGGTCCCTCTCCTTTATCGATAGAAATTCTTAACATTTCATAATTAGCTTCACCGTGCCCCCTATCGAATACTAAAGAACTAAATGGAATTTTTTTCATTAATTTTAATATAAAGTCTACCGCTCCCATATTGGTATATTCTGCCCCATCTATATTATCTGCATAAAAGACTCTTAAAACATTTTTCTTTTTAACAGGATTTATAATATCTCCTGATAAAGATTTCCACTCCCCGTCATTATATGGAATTAATTCTTCTTCTTGGTTCATTACTTCTAGTACAACTGCTTGTACTCCAAATTGAGATTCATTCCAATCTACTCCTAAAATATATTCATTATTAGGATTTAATTTTAGATCACTATAATCGTATACATATAAATTTTGGTCTATGTGATGATTCTTAAATACTCCATCGGCTGCACTTCCAAATTCTGCAAGATACTCATGTTCGAACTGAGACATCGGTGTAATAACTTTTAATTCTTTTTCTCTTTGAGCTGACCACTCTGGACTAACCATTGATGGGAAATGATGCTCTCCAAACCCTAGCTCTTCTTTATTTGTAGAAACTTGATAAAAATATTCTCGTCTACCTGTAGGAGTTCCTGAAACAGTTAAAGTCGTATCTTTATATGTAGTTTCAATAGGTATAACTGCTTCTATAAGAGAATTAAAAGGAATAGAATCAACCTCATCAATATATAAATCATTTGCAGAGTTATGTGCTAGAAATCCACCTGTATGTCCACCCTGAACTTTATGACCAGAAGCTACACTTGCTCCAGTTGCAACAGCTCCGCTTGTTTCAGGATAATCATTAAATACGACTAAGTTGTGATGATCATCCACTGTTATATCATAAGTGGCTGCTTTACCAATTTTTTTAATTCGTTTCACTCTAGCCCAATAGGATGTACCATCTGGATGTATTACAGAAATAAAATCTGCTTTATTGTCGTGAGTTTCTTGCGTATTCATGTCCTTCATTTCAGTCCATCCTCTATATAAACACATGAACTTATGATTATCTGTAGCATGCACAACACGTTCACTTGTTGTCTCTAGCTCGTAAATATCTCTTACTCCGTTATCGTGTACTGCAGAGACTGTTCCTTTTATCGCCTTGCCATCTGAATCTTCTGTGTTTACGGAAAGAACTTCATCCCCTACTTTAATATCTTTTATAGATTTAAGATTACGATCCCACATTACTACATTAGTGGTAGCCGGAAAACATTTACCACGAACTGCATTATTTCCAACGTATCCCATTATAACAGATCCATTTTTAAACCATATTTCATATGGTCTCATACGAGTTCTTTCAATTGAACTAGCAATAAACTCAGCGTCTCTGGCCATTCTAAATATTAAATTAAAAATAGTTTGGACTTGTGAATCGTAGCCAGCCACTAGCAAAACCTCTCTATTAGTATGAGTATATGCTTTCCATATAGCTTCTATTGCAAGCGTCACTGTTTTACCTGTACGACGTCCCATTCTTAAAACTCTTTTTTGAGTTCTATCCCTAAGTATTTCTTTTTGATATGGACGTAGAATAAGATCTTCTTTGGGATTTGCAGGAGATTTTAAGTACATCTCAGCAAAATACACAGGATCAGCAAGTATCTGAGCCTCTAATAACTCTTTATCTGTTAACTTATCTGACATAAAAAACTCCCAATTAATGTACACTTAGCTTTAGGAAAAGAAAGCTCTAGTGCCTTTCCTTCATAGGATTTAATAAATCTAATACTTTCTTTTTTAGTAGGTTTCTTATTCATTCTTCTTATAGAATCAATTAATTCTATACTGCCTGTAATATTTGTTGAAACATGCTTTGTTTGTCCATTAAAATACATACCTAATCTACTGAGTAACATTATTAATAAATCTTTACTATCTTGATCAAGATGTTGTACTCTTTTATTAGAGAATAAATATTCAATAATATTTCTTAACGATTTTTCATTTAACTTTGATAAGTATAAAGGTAGTGTTTGAACTATATGGGTGTTAGGTCTTTTTCCTTGAAAGTTACTAACAGAGCCTTTAAGATAATCTAATTGCTTAGTGCTAAGATCCACCTCTCCATATAGGGGCAAATATCTTGATACTACTGCAGAATTTTCGGATCCCTTTAAAGTAGTTGATTTAGTTAAATCTGAGTTATATCCTAAAAAAGAGGTAGAAGTACCACAACGAATAGTCCTACCTTGAGCTCCACTAATTAATAATAAATTATCAGTTGATTCTGATATATCTAGTATAGAAGTTGAGCTATACTCTCCATCCCATTGCAAGAGATTATAACTTTGGTGTAACAGTTGCTTTGCTTTAATAATTTCTCCCTCATCTGTTATTAAAAGTTGCTCCTCACTTATTTTAATCGTTTTCTTGGCCATGGTGATGGTTTAGGTTCCTTCTTAGCGAGGCTTGGTTTTCTATGATATTTTCTATAATATATTTCTTTAATGACACCTGTACTGTCTACTTTCTTTTTAAACCTTTTTAACATTTGCTCAAAAGGCTCTCCGTTATACTTAGGTTTTACTTCTACCATTTTTCTCCTTATCTTGAGTGATGATACATGGCTTCGTTGCCATACATTCTATTTTGAGGGTTTATTTTTGCCGAGTATGCTGCACGCAACGCCCTCTGTCTTTCCGTTGCTGCTCCTCTTGTATCTAAAGCTTCAGGAATGTAACCTCTACCAAAATCTGGTTTGTTTACATCTCCCATAAATCCATATAATCTTCTGGCAGCTTCTCCAAATCCAGCAGCAGCTACTCCAGAAACAACAGCTGTTGTATCTTTAACAATACTCATCCAACTCCACAAAGAAAAAGCACCACCAGCCACATTAAAAGCTTTGCCTGCTGTTCCCACTGCAGATAACATTAAACCTTTTTTAGCTAGTTTATCTGTTATTTTAATAGCTCCTTTTCCTTTTAATCCTTTGCCTCCTATAGCTCCAACTGTAGCATCTGAAGGATCAATACCAGCTATTTTATATAACCAACCATGTTTTAAATCTCCTGCAGTTGCGCCATCTTTAATATCATCCATAACATTAAACATACCCGCAATACCCAGTTTTCTTGCATTTGCCATTTTAGCAACAGTAGGGCTTTTCCATGTTGGATCAATTGCTTGCATGCTTTTACCTATTAGCTCTATGGTAGATAAACCTACATTACCAATAGACATCTTAGCCCAAATACCCCCAGAATCTTGTACACCAAGTAACATGGTTTTCCAACCAATAGCTCCTGCGTATCTACGTTTAGTAAGATTTTTATCTACCGCAGCTCTAGATGCAAATGATCCAGCTCTGCCACCTCCATGTCCTGTATGTCTCCATCCACTAGGAGACGACCAAGATTCTTTAAAGGCTTTCCCAGCGTTTGCTCCAAATATTCCTTCTCTTAATGCGCCTGCAGCTTGCCAAGGAAGAGGCATTCCTGCAGCAGCTCCCCACATTGCTCCTACCCAAGGCCAAGGAGTTACATCTGCAACTGGATTAAAGCCAGTAGCTTCTCCCATTGCATAGTTACTCCCGCCATATAATGTTCCAGCAATAGCACTAGCACCAAACTGAGATGCAATTGAACTTGCTCCATATCCTACTCCCGCTGGCATTATACAGTACTCCTATGTCTTGCTTTATGCATAGCAAAAGGAGTAGATCCATCCATTCCTAAATGACCAGGTCTGCCAATTCTTCTACTTCCAGATGTCCATGATTTAAATCCAGGTCCAACTGTTCTTCCCCTATTACTCATTCTTCTTTTATTTAAAGCATTCTTTTTGGCTTCGTTTACTGACCTAACAATATCTAAATTTACTTTTCTTGCTCCATACCCTCCAGCAACAGCTCCTAATAATCCTAAGATAGGAACCGCTTTCTTTAAAGGAACTCTACCCCAACTAGCAATACTAGACATTAGTCCTACACCAGCTCCGGCTGCTCCTCCATACATTGCTCCAGACATAAAAGAATCACTTAATCCTGTTTGACCTCCAACAGTCGTTGCCCATAAATCTTTTGCTTTCTCTACATGATAAGTTCCTATCATTTGTAAAGCATTTCCAGCTCCTGCAACACCAGCAGCTACTCCTCCGCCCCCACTAGGTTGAGCCATTCCTAAAGCGGCTAGTCTGCTCATTCTTTGAAAATATCCTGCTTCTTTGAAAGATTGGGCAGAGAAAGGATTTTCTCCTTGTGGTGCTTCTACACTTGCTCCAGGATTAGCAAAAAATTTAGTTGTACCGTAAGCTGCCATCATTCCAGCTCCTGCCATAGCATAAGACTTCCAAGATGGTGTTTTAAACGATCTAGCTATATTACTTTTTGATCTTTTAGTTTGTTTAATCGGCATTATTAGTATCCTCTTTAAATGCTTCGTCTAAGTCAGCTTTTTCTCTTTCTTGAATAGATTCTTCTCTACTTTTTAACAGCTCAAATTTTTCTCTCATTTCTGCTGCTCTAGTAGACGGATCACTGTCATCAGTTAATTTATATTTAGCTCTTTGCTCTCTAGTAGCTAATAATTCTTTTCTTATAATACTTAATCTTCTAGAAGCTTTATCTTTTATATCAACGTATGGTGTAAGCTGTTCTTGATATAATACAGTACCCGTTGACTGAACAACAGCTGAAGCAACCTCTTTAACATCTCCTTCCATCGCTATCATATTTCTAGCTCTTCTTTCATCTAGTAAAGTTGCTGCATATTCTTGAACCATATTAACTTCTAAATAATTCTCCATATCTACACCCATGTCTTTTATCAGTTGAGGAACCATTGCTTCTAAATACAATATTTCATCAGGACATCTTTCTCCTTTAGGAGCAATACCCATTTTATAAAAAGTACAAATAGATGCAAATGGACACTCATCATTTTGACATACCATAGGGAGTGTATTTTTAACTCCAAAGGTAGATGTCTTAGAATTCTTAATTAGAGTCTCTACTTGAGATCTACTAAGCTCAATACTATCCACCATACTTTCTGGATATGCTCTTAATATACTTTCTATCTCTGGCACAGAAGGTAGATTGACTAGCTTTACTTTCTCGTCTCTATCTATCTGCTTTAATGCCTGAGTCAGCTTAGTTGGTAAAGCATTCCTCTTATTAGTTATGTCAGATTCTTTCTTCATTTGATGCTCATAAGTCTATTATATAAATCTGGATTAGTTTTATGAATTGCCTTTGTTAATGCCAGTAAATATGGACAATTCCCTCCATTACTTTTATAAAGCTTTATAAAGATATTAACTTCTTTTTTATCTTTAAATACTTCAAGTTTGCCTTTATCAGCTAAAGTGCATAACTTATAACGAGGCTTTTTATAATCTTGTAATTTACTGTCTTTCACGAAATTCTAAAATATCCTCATTTAATGATTGTTTTTTATACTTAGATTGCCATACTCTAATTGCAGCTTCATCCACTTCGAAAAAAGCTAATATAGATCGTGCAACAAAAAACGGATCATGATGTATAACTTGAGATACTATTTTTCTTTCAGCGTCTCCTGCTAATACCGCATAAAATTTATGTTCTGTTCTCCAATACAATAATTGAGTTACAACATCCTGTGACTTAGCTAATGTATCATATTCCTCAGAACTACATTCAAATATTTCAGGTTCATTTGTATCTGACTCTAAAAAATTACGAGCCATCGCTCTAACTGGATGAGGTAAATCTTCTATTGTTTCTATTGTCTGCATTATTTCTCCTTAAATAAATTGTAAAATCATAATTACTACAGCTAGCATAATCGTAATAGCAGTTTTTATAGTTATAGCTTCTCCTAAATATAAGTAAGTCATTAGTGGAAAAACAAGCATAGAAGTAGCAAACCCCATAAACCTTACAGGCCATAATGCTCCAAACCCTTGATATCCCCACTTTGTTCCATACCAAAATAGTAAACTTATAGGCACTCCCATAATGGCCATAAACCACATAGACTTAGGAGTCTTGGCCCAATCCCAAACTAGTTGACTATTAACCTGGTACCAAATCAAAACATTACTAATTAAGAAAACTATTACAGTATATATAATATATTTATTTGGCACTATTTACCTCTAATGCAATAGGCTCTAGTGCATATTCCATAGCCCCACTAATAACAGAGGACGGCAATTTAGAAATTATATCAGTCACAATATTATATTGTTTAGCCTTATTAGCCCATAAATAAGTGCTTACTTCATGCATTTCCATATACCGCTTTTTACTCATTTTACATCTAGATTTAAATAAATTAAAAACTTTTCCATTCTGTTCTAAACATTGTTTTGCAGTTGCTTCGAAGTCTCTTTTACTTCCTCCTACAGATAAAGAACTTTCATGTGTCATAAATTGACTGTGTTTGAATGCATATCGTTTCTCCCCAGATATATAAATAACTGTGCCTGCTGAACTTACTTCAGATAACGCATAGGTATATATTGGGGCTTTTGAAGAACGAAGTATATCAAAAATACTTAAAGCAGTTTTTAAATTACCTCCATCAGTATCGATAAATACATGAATAGGATCTTTTCCTAACAAGTTTAAGTAATTAATATCATCAAAAACTCTACGTATTAAAGACGCTTCTCTTTGATGATCTCCAGATGTTGATCTGATATCTTCAGTAATGTATATTATTCTATTCATGCAAACTCCTAGGTTTTGTGTTAGGTTAATTAAATTATTGTACTTCTAGTAATTGAGTATACTCAATTGTTATCATATAAAATTGTGTTTCCTCTGCTGATACGCCCTCTTTAAGCATAGTTGTTTCTGTAACTGTTTTAGGCTCAAAATCAAACTCATCATACACTCCAGACTCTTTTGATTTTTCTGCTTGTAATTCTACTTCTTGTACTTTTACAAAATCAGATTTAGTGCTTTTATCTATATATTGTATATTGAAATCACCATCTACATATCTATCTTCTCCACCAACCTCTACTATGAGTTGGGCTGTACGTTGATTTACAAAATCTGTAAGTGCCTGTGCCCCTGTAGAAGCGGGTAAAAAAGATATATCTTTTTTAGGTAATCTTTTAAAGCTTTTAACAACATTCTTTTTTTCTTGTTGCTTTTTTAAACGATTTTTTAACTGGTCTAAAAATATACCCATTTACTCCCATTTCCTCCTATCATGTTCTATTATCTCATCTATGTCTACATCCGAATAGTTTTGATCATCAGCTAATTCTTCTGGAACTTCCACTTTAACTATTTCCATTATAGAATATTTTCTACTGCATTTCGGACATATGGTTGGAGATTCTGAAAATAACTCTAACTCTGTTCTATCTTGACAAACACAAACAATCGTTATTTTTTGATCTGACCATTCTATTCTATAGTCTCCTAAATAGACTTCGTGTCTATATAAATTTTCGTATTTACTATTATCCATTTGTTGCTTTCATTATTACATCTTTTCCGAGATCTGAAGTAATAAATGTATCTTTGTGATCATAATATCTTTTTTTATATCTAGGAATGTTTTTAGTTTTTTCCTGTAAACTATTTATAGTCGATGCGTGCATTTTTTTATCCTTTATGCCCCCAGATAAAATAGAAAATTTTCTAGCTTCATGATATGCTCTTTCTTCCATAGCAAAAGCCATATTTTTTAATGCAGTATTTTTTGGCATTGTTCTTTCAATATGTTGCATTACCATTCCTGCAGCCTCTATACAGTCTAATCCAGTACCTTCAATATCCTCTGCAGTTAAATTATATACTTCATCTTGCTCTAAAGGATCATCTGCTTCCTCTCCAGGTTTACATGTTCTAGCTTCTCCTGTTAAAAGAAACCATCCAGGATTTATCATCCTACATTCTACCCATCTAATAGCTCTATTTACTGGTCTTTTTGTCCATCTGTTTCTTATTTTTTTCAAAAACTTTTTAATATCTACTCCAGGATAGTACTTAAATATTTTCCATAATTTAGCATATATCGATAGTGTTTTAACTTTTTCTACTTCTATGTGAACTTCATCGACTGAGGTTGTTTGATAATTATTATCTTCAGGAGAAGGTACATTTTGTAATTCTTGCATCTCTAAACAATCCATAAACAACTCAGGAACTGGTACATTCGGCCTATCTTCTCCTCCATAAAGACCTAGTACTGCTGCAACGGGATCAAAACCATTAATATGGATTGGTCCATCCATAGACAAATCTGCAGCCATTTGTATTATTTCTCCATCCAATGTTAAATGAGGCTCTCCTGCTAAGGTAGATACAGCCTTAACTAATTCAAATTCTTTATCTGGATCTAATAAAATAGCGATTTCATCTAATTGTTCTTTTACTAAATCCTCTAAGGCTTCAAGAGTTTCTTCCGCCTCTACTAATAGATTTGCTTTTACTAAATCATCATAAATTACTTCAGAATTAGCTGCTTCGTCTACTATTTCTGGATCTGCTTGAGCGCTTTTTGACGTTGGATTTTGAACCCTTACGTCTCCTGATATTTCTTTTCTTCGAAATACTTTTTTTTCGCGTCTTATATAAGCCATTTTTCTTTGCCTCAAATAATCTAATTAATTGTCTTTCTACCTTTAAAGGAAAAACCATAATATCTTTAAAAGCTATTTGTGTTGGATCATTCTTTTTCAATATCTCTTCTTCATCTTCACAAATTTGAAGAGTTGAACAAGGAAGAATTAATAAAGTTCCGCCTTCGTCTGTTCTAACACTAGTAAATCTATTTCTTAAAAATCTATTTACTTTTACTCCTGGAGGAACTACTAACTCATGGTGCATTCCCCACTCCACTCTGATATAATCCATTTTGTCTAGATACGCTGTACTTTTCACTTGTTGAGCTAAATATGTTTCTAGCCTTTTACGCTCATAATGAATAACTTCAAAATCAGAATCCATATAGTTTAATACTACTAACATAGTTATGTCTTTGTTGCTTCGTATCTGAGCTTATTATAATGCTTTTGGCACATGCCTCCAGCATGATGAACATTAGTACAATTAGGATAAGAACAAAGTCCGCCCTTCCCTCTATTGGGAGCAATTCTTGGTCCCCATCTAAGTATCTCTTCATAGTTCAAGCCTGCTGCTTCTATAGCATCGCCCCATGAGCCAAAGTGTCTTTCCGCTGCTTTCCACAATGCTCCGTTGCTATTCTTAACATACGTTGAGTATCTTTGTGACTTTTTTAGTTTAAGAATTTCTTCAATAATTTTACTATCTGTCCATCTATATCTTGGCATTTATTTTTTGAAACTTGCCACAATATCAGCTTCCCTTATTATTAAATATTCTTTTTCATTTTCAGTGTATTTAGTACCTGAGTATTTAGAAAACATAATTCTGTCACCAATGTCTACGTCAGGTTTTCTTTGAACTCCTGAGCTCATCCAAAGACCAGGACCTACTGCGATAACAGTCGCTGTATGCGGTCTTTCTTTTGCGCTATCTGGAATAATTATTCCAGCTTCTGTTTTTGTGTCTACGACATCTACTTCTATAACTACTCTGTCTGCTTTTGGTATTAAGTTAAAACTCATATTATCTCCATTTTTATACGTGCCTAAAATTATTAAATTTTTTTATTAATTCAAAGAAAAATTATCATTTTCTTTAAACATATTTATTGGTGGAACTTTTATCCATTCTTCGTCCATGTTGCTTGTCATCAGCTCTAAAAAATTATGATGAATTGCTCTAGTTCCGTTTCTATGAGAGCCATAATCATCAACAAGATTGTATTTTTCAAGGATAACAGGTATCTCATCTCTTCTAATCCAACATCTAAATGCTTCCTGTAGTTTTGTACTATCTTCCATAGTTTTACAAATATTTAAATAATTCATTGGTATCTCTTCACTGTCTCCTGGAATAAAACCTCTATCTGCCCATACAATCCTTTGAAGATTAGCAGATAGATTTCCATCCTTGTCTATATGAGTATCATCTGTTGATATTGCAAAATCTTTATTATTACTCGATTTTATTATAACACTTCTGTTAAATAAGCCTATATGATATGGACTGGGAGAATTAGGACATTTGATTAGTTTTAAGAATAATTCTCGATTTTTATCCTTGGAAGGCACAATCTCAGGATCAGTTAACATAACATTTTTAATCTCTCCTTCAAAGTAGTATTCTAAATATATAGCATGAGCTGGAATACCTACTTGTGCTGCAGATAAACCCATTAGTTCATGTTTATCCAATCTATGACTAAGACTATTCCGTAGTGTTTCTTTTAGAGCATGTAAACTTTCATAATTTAGAATAGCTTTTGACGAACTAGATAAAGTTGGTGTAGAAACTATTGAAGACGCTACTCCTAAAAAAGAAGCATAATCTATAAAATCCTGTCTGAAAGTATTACGTAGATCTTTTAATGATCTTCTTTCAAACATTTATTCTTCCTTCTTGTCTTTTACCCTTGTTACTTTATCAGCTGTAAGGGGAGAAGAGTGTTGGGAACCTGACTGCCCTTGAGACGCTGTTTGTAATTTTTTATAAATATTTTGTAATTTCTCTATAGTAGTAACAGCTTGTTCTAGATTTGCTCCAGGTATCATACTGTTTTTAATTGCTATTAAAAGAAACTCAATATCAGCTTCTGTTATTTGAAGCTCTTTAATTAATTTAAGCTTTTCGCTTGGTTTTACCATTTTACTTTTTAAACTCATTATACCTCCTTGGGTTATTTATAAGCGATTTAATCGGCTAACCAGAAATTGTCTCCATCGAAATACATTCCTCCTGGCTCTTCAGCTGGAGGCGTTGACTTAGGTGAAAAGATTAAAACTCCATCTTGTTTAACTCTAAGTACTTCTTGTCCGCCGCTTTTAAAAATCATTAAATCATTTGGATTTGGACCTACTCCGTGAACAGGTCTATCAATTACTAAGTTACCTAAAATGCTGGTACTGCTGTCTCCATTTATCCCGCCTATTCTAAGCTGAGTATTACCCATACTTGGAAATAAAGCTATACCGCCGGCTAAATCTCCGCCATATACTGTGTTATCTATTTCAAGTATATCTGTAACGGAATTATAATCAAAATTAAAACCAGGAGGTGTAGCACTTTCTATTCCCTCTTTAAGATTAAGAAAATTATTATCTATCTCTTGGACGGTTAGAGGAGCTCCTTTTACCTCTCTAGTTACAATATTTAGACTAATTGCCATGTTTAGTTTCCTTATTATGTTGTTCGTTCTTTAAAGGTATGTCATTATCCCTTAAAAACGCTCCGGCTCTTGGTATTAGATGCGCAGCTCCATCTCCTCCAGATTGTATCATATCAATATCTTCAGAAGAAATATCTAATTTATACTTATCTAAAATAATAGAAATTATAGGATTTCTTACAATATCCTCTGGACCAAATGTGGATATTCCTACACAGTCTGTATTTATGAAACGGAGTAATCCATCTAAGAGACCGTTTGTTTTTCTATCTGTTTGCTCAATATCTCCACAAATAATATATTTACTTTTTTCTCCTATCCGAGTTAATAGCATTTTCATTTGATCTCTAGTAGCATTTTGAGCTTCATCTAATATTACAATTTTGTTATCTAAAGTTACTCCACGCATATAAGCCATAGGAATTACTTCAATTACCTTACTATAAGTTAATACATCTAGTATATCTCTGCCAATAAGTTTTTCCATATTACACCAATAAGACATCATAAATGGATCTGTTTTTTCATCAATATCTCCTGGTAAAAATCCTATTTTTTCGCCTGCTGCTTCTACTAAAGGCTTAGTAATAACTATTCCATCAATTTGATTTCCTCTTTCTGCTAAAGCTTTTAGAGCGTATGCAACAGCAATATACGTTTTTCCGGAACCAGCCGGACCTGCGCAAAATGTTAAATCTTTTTCTGTTATTTTATCATAAAATACTTTTTGATTCGCAGTTCTAAACTCTAATTTATGTGCTCTCATTTTTCTTTTTAGTTGGGAAAGTGCTTGACGTTTATTTACACAAGCTTGACCTTTTGGGTCAGGGGTAGAGTTGGTCTTCTTCTTAGACATTAGAAGGTACCTCCTTATTTATAATATATATAAAAGCTCTATACTTACCCGTTAACGTTACTACCAGCAACTGGCTGTGGTTTTTTAGGTTTAGTATCTTTTGGCTTTTCTTCTAGCTTTGGTTCTGGTTCTATCTGATTAACTGGAACTTTAATTATAGTTCTAGCTACTCCAGTATCTTTTTTTACTTTTAGTTTAGCGAGTGCTATATTGGTTGCTAATACTAGCGCAACGGCTAGAGGGTCAAATACTAGGATTAGTATAAATATTAGCCATTTAACAACAGTATCTACATCAGTGTTAAACGCGTCAGCTACGTAAAGGATAGGACCGACATCCGCTCCAGTTTGCAGTATAGAAAGTTTTAAATCACTTACCTTTGAATTTACCTCTCCTATCTGTTTTGTTACTTCGGAGATCTGATCATAGTATTCATTTCTTAGATTCTTTTTTGCTGTTATGTAATTATCTGGCAAAGAAGATATTTGAATATCCATTTCTTCCATTAGATAAGTTTTATTTTCCTTTAACCTATCTAGTTCTTCTTCGTAAATATCTAATTCTAAACTTATTTGATTTAATTCAAGGGTAGATCCTTGGTATGCTTTAGATAAATATCCAAAAATACCAATAGAAGTTATAAAAACGAGAGTGACACATCCAGTTACTAAATACACTTTTATCCACGTACTTAAAGTGTTCCAGTATCTATGTAAGAAACTTGCTGTAACTAATTTACCTAATTCTAAAGAAGAAGCCATAATAACTACAGACCAAAAGGCTCCTGCGAATAAATGTGATAATCCTGTTATACTAAAAAAAGCTGCATTACCTGCAATAAATAAAGCACTAAATGCTAATAGAAATATAAATAATTTACTTTTCATAATTATTTATTAACATATATTGTAGCGGTCTGGTCCCAAGCTGCCATCTTTGTTCTATGGATAGCTCTTTCTACAAAATAAGTAGTTCCTGTTTTAGAAGTTTTTATCTTAACTAAAAGCATTATTTCATTTAGATTTTTAGTCTGAAATCTAAGCCAGTCTCCTTCAGCTAATGCTATTTGATTTGATTTGGCTTTGGCTACGAGAGTAAAACTATTATCTATATCTAATGGTCGTAGGGTGAATTTATTAGGAAGTTGCCAGCCACTCTCTTTCCAAGAGCGTTCAATATCTAAATCTCTTTTTCTCTCTTCA